GTGCTGCGGGGCGAGGGTGTCTTTGCGGGGGAGGACGCCTATGAGCAGTTCCGCGCTCTGACAGAGGTGTTTCAGGAGGAAGGGGCCGGTTTGCTGGTGCATCCCGTCTGGAAGGCGGAGCGGGCGTGGTTCGCTTCCCTGACGGTGGAGGAGGAACCTCTGCCGGACTACGTGCGGTACAGCTTTGAGTTCTGGGAGGACCGGGACGGCGCCCACACCTCCCTGAAGGAGATTGAAGTGGCGGATGACAACGCGGAAATTGCGGAATACGAGGAATCAAGTGGGGATAAGGATGTTTACATCGTTGTAAAGGGAGACACGCTGTGGGGAATTGCGAAACGGTACGGCGTAACGCTGGCGGCCCTGATCCGCGCCAACCCCCAGATCCGAAACCCCAACCTGATCCATCCGGGAGATGAGGTGAACATTCCATGAGAGGACGGTTGTTTACCTGCGACCACAAGGTCTATGAGCTGCCTCCCCTGCTGGAGTGGAATGTGGTACATACAGGCGGTGTGCCCTGTGACAGCTATTCTGTGACATTCCTCTTTGATCGGGAGCAGATGCCGTATCTGGAAAAGGCGGCGGGCTTTATGGGCATCGAGAACGGCAGGATTGTGGCCCGCGGCATCGTGGACGAGTACACGGTGGAACTGGGAAGCGGTGGCATGACTGCCACCCTTTCGGGCCGTGGCGCCGCCGCCCGCCTGCTGGACAACGAGAGCCGGCCTGTGACCTATGAGAGCGCTACGCTGAAGGAGATCATCCGCTGTCACGTGACGCCCTACGGCATCGTGACCCGCACCGTTGCGGATATAGCAGCGGATTCCGTGTATACGGTTCCTGCGGGCATCAGCCAGTGGAAGGTACTGTCGGATTTCTGCCGCACCTACGGGGGATTCCTGCCCCGCTTCGCGGTGAACGGCGCCCTTCTGGCGGAGCCGGAGAAGGATTCCGGCAGGCGGCTGGTGATTGATGATCAGACCCCCGTGCTGGCCTGCTCACTGCGGGAGGACCACTATGGCGTTCTGACGGAGGCGCTGGTGATCGACAAGAAGCGTAATGTGTCCTACTCCGTCAAGAATCCGGAGATGATCGAAAAGGGCGGTCAGTGCCGCCGGGTGGTGTATACCCCCGGACAGAGTACCTGGGCGGCCATGCGTTACACCGGCGAGTACCAGATTCAGAAGTCCAGAGAAGAAGAAAAGGTAGTCACAGTGACGCTGCCGGGAAACTTTTTGGCGTTCCCCGGGGACCGGGTGGTGCTGAATCTGGAGCGTATGAGACTGCGGGGGACGTTCCGCGTTTCGGAGGCGGAAAACGTCTGCGAAGGGGAGCGCGGCGCTACGGTGACGCTGACGATGAAGGAGGTTGACTGATATGTGGCTTTCCAGACAGGTGCGCTTCGCGCTGCCAACCGCGGATGCGGATCTGGGCATGACCACCATCGCCGGTGAGCGGGTGGGCGTGGTGACCCGCGGCGAGGTGCGCTCCCTGCCTGTGTGCGGCCCCGGCGGCTACGTGTGGCTGCCGGAGAGCGGCGCGGCGGTTCTGGTAATCAAGGGCGGCCCCGGCGGCGAGGAGCAGTGCGTGGCCGGCAGGCAGCAGGGAAAGGCTCCCGACGGGATGCAGCCGGGGGAGGTCTATCTCTACGGCCCCGGCGGGAACTCCGTTTATCTGCGCAGGGACGGCACGGTGGAGATTCAGGGGCGGTTGGTAATCAACGGAGAGGATTATCAGCCCTGTACCTGCGGCAAGGAGGTGCTGTGATGGCTTTGATGATTCGAGACGGCGATTATGTGCCGGACGGTACGGCCGGACTGTGCCGGGTGCAGGGACAGGAAGAATTGCTGCAGCGTTTGCTGTTCCGCCTGAGCGCCAGACGGGGAGCGTTCCCCTTCATGGAGGAACTGGGGAGCAGGCTGTGGCAGCTGGGCCGCCTGAGTGCTTCCGCCCGTCCGGCGGCTGCGATGCAGTATGTGACGGAGGCGCTGGCAGAAGAACCGGACGTGAGCGTGGAGTCCGTGCTGCTGGAGGAGGCGGGCGGCAGGGCGGTTTTACGAATCGGCCTGACGATTCGCGGGGAGCGGATCCCGATGACGGCGGAACTCCGGTTATGAGACGGAACGAGGAGAGAGGAGACGGCAGGTGAAAACGGTGGAAGAGATTTATCAGGAACTGCTGCGGGCCTTTGAACAGCGCGCGGGCTTCGTTCCTGAGGAGGATTGTGAGCTGGCGGTGCGGCTGTGGGCCGCGGCGGCACAGATTCAGGCGCTGGGGATTCAGGCGGACTGGGTGCTGGATCAGAGCTTTCCCCAGACGGCGCAGGGGATCTGGCTGGACCGCCACGGCGAGATGCGGGGCATCCTGCGTCAGGCGGCATCAAAGGCGGTAGGGGTGTTGCGGTTTTTGGCGGAATTTCCGCCTGCGGCGGATATGGTGATTCCGGCGGGAACGGGCTGCATGACGGAGAGTGGGATCCGCTTCATCACCACGGAGAGCGTGACGCTGAAGGCGGGCACTTCGGAGGTTGACGCGCCTGCGGAGGCGGCGGAGGGCGGAAAGCAGGCCAACGTTGCGGCGGGAACGGCGTGGATTCTGACGGCCTGCCCGCTGGCGGTGACGGGCTGCGCCAATCCGGAGGCCTTTTCCGGCGGCCGGGACGCGGAGGATGACGAGACGTTCCGAAGCAGGATTCTGGAGAGCTACCGGAGACTGCCCAACGGCGCCAACGCTGTCTGGTATGAGGAGACGGCGCTGGCCTTTGAGAGCGTGGCGGCTGCCAGAGCGGTGGGCCGGGCCAGAGGGATCGGCACCGTGGATGTTTACGTGACGGCGGAGGGCGGTCTGCCTGACGAGACGCTGCTGGCAGGGCTGCAGGAGCGGCTGCAGAAGCTGCGGGAAATCGCGGTGGACGTGGAGGTTAAGGCACCCGCGGTGCAGACTGTGGATGTGGCCGTGGCGGTGCTGCCCGGAGAGCATAACACCTTTGCCGATGTGAAAGCGGAGGTGGAACAGGCGGTAAGAGGTTTCTTTACCGGCCGCCTGCTGGGCAAGGCGGTGCGTCTGGCGGAGCTGAATCACCGGATCTACGCCCTGAACGGCGTGGAGAACTACCGCATTTCCGCACCTGCGGAGGATCTGGCGGCGGGGGATACCGTGCTGCCGGTGCTGGGGACGCTGAGCGTCACGGAAATGGAGGCGTAAACCATGTACGAGAACTTTCTGCGGGCGCTTCTGGAACCGCTGGGAGTCTATGACCTTCGGGAGGGGGCCTTAAACGCTGCGGAGCTGGGCGCGCTGGGCGCGGCGCTGGATGCGGTGCAGGAGCGGCTGGAAACCGTGGAGCGGGAGGCGCTGACCGCAACGGCAGAGGACGAGGGCCTGCGGCGCAGGGAGAGCCTGTTCTCCCGGCGCGGCGCGGCGGTGGAACCGGAGGCGCGCAGAGCGGCAATCGCCGCCCTGCTGCAGATCGACGGGGACAGCCTGACCCCTGACGCTTTGAACCGGGCCGTGTCCGGCTGCGGCATCCGGGCCGAAGTCCGGGAACTGGGCGGCGGGAAGCTGCGGGTTCTGTTCCCGGAGGTGGTGGGGGTTCCGGAGGATTTTCCGCGAATCCGGCAGATCGTGCTGGAGATCCTGCCCTGCCATCTGGAGACGGAATTTTATTTCCGCTATCAGACCTGGGAGGAGTGCTGCCTCACGGGCTATACCTGGGAGCTGCTGGAAGCGGCGAAGCATACCTGGGAGAGCTTTCAAATGGCGGTTCCCGCTGCGTGACGGACTGCCCAGGGGACGCAGAATGACGCCGGAGCGGTTTTGAACCGGCTCCGGCGGGTGAGGAGGAGTGTTTTTGAGACAGAGAATGGAAAACCGGATTCTGGTTTCCGTTGAGGGCGTGGATCTGACCCGCCTGTCCGGACTGGAATTCTATGTCAGGCAGGGGAGCCGGTTCTTTCAGTATGAGCCGGAGGTGCTGTCTGAATCGAAGCTGGCGGTGACGATCCCCTGTGAGGATGCGCTGAAGCTGCGCAGTCTGCCGGTTCAGCTGCAGCTTGCTTTTACGGACGAGAGCGGACGGAGCGCCGCCAGTGAGATCGCTGAATGGGGCGTCAGAGAGCTTTTGAAGGAGGACGGTTATGATCCTGCTTAAAGTTTTGGAGACTCCGGCCGTCTCCATGGCGGCAGATAAGTCGCCGGTGTATATCATTGACGACAAAAACGCCATTGCCGAGGCGGTAAGCGCCTATCTGGAGACACATCCTGTTTTGGCGGAGGAGCAGGATCCCACGGTTCCCGACTGGGCGAAAGAGGAGAGCAAGCCTTCCTACAGCGCGGAGGAGGTGGGGGCTGACCCCGCCGGTGCGGCGGCAGAGGCCCTGAGGGCCGCGGAGGACTATACGGATCAAAAACTCGGCTCCGCTTCCGGAGGGATTGACTCTGCCGTTGTGGAGGAGCGGATCGCCGCTCACAATGGCGCGGCGGACGCCCACGGCGATCTGCGTCTGCTGATCGAAGAGATCGCCACAGGGAAGGTCGGCGTGGAGGACATCGTGAACGATCTGACGACTCCCTCCGCCAGCCGCCCTCTCAGCGCCAGACAGGGCGTTGCGCTGAAGGAAACCGCAGACGCGCTGGCTGCCGCTATGGCTGGGAAGCTGGATGCCTCTGCGCTGGGCGGCGCAGTGGAAACGGCGCTGGCGCAGGCGAAGGAGAGCGGGGACTTCGACGGCGTGACCCCTGATCTTCAGGTGGGCACGGTTACCACCCTGCCCTCCGGCGCGGAGGCCACGGTTGAGCGGGACCCTGCAAGTCCGGATTCCGCGCCGGTGTTCCACTTTGGGATTCCTGCGGGCGGAGACGGCGGCGCTCTGCCTGACGGCGTGCCGCATACGGTGGAACGCTGTTCGCACATGACGTTTGCGGAGATGCCGGAGCACAGCTTTGATGCGCTGGGTGAGACATGGTGGAAGGTGTCGGATCTGGTGCCTTCCGCGGAGGAGGTGCTGAGGGCGGAGTTTGCCATGGTTCTGGAGGAAGCCGGCGATCAGGTCCTCTGGACGCCTGCGGCGGAGGAAGTGCTGCTGGATTCCGAAGTATTTATGGGCGTGATGTCCGCAGCATGCGGAGCCGGCTTTGCCGTATGCAGAGCTGCGGGGGAGCAAACCGCCAGCTTCGATGGCGTGGACTATACCCTCAATGTTCCGGAAACCGGCATCTATTTCGGATTCCCGGCGGGAGAGGCTGTGCCGGAGTTCATTTCCGTGGCCGTGTCCTACACGGAGCTGCACCGGCTGGAGCAGCGACTGCTGCCCAATGGCTTTGAAACCCTGGTGAACGGATACATTGACGCGTATCTGAGCGAGGCGCTGGGAGGTGAGTACTGATGGCAGACAACGTGCTGGGCGTGCTGTTTCAGGACATTGCTGATGCGATCCGCGGTAAAACCGGCAGCGAGGAAAGAATGGCCCCTGCCGATTTCCCGGAGCAGATCGCTGCAATCGAAGCAGGCGGCGGCAGTGCTGACCCGAACGTGCATTACGTTACGTTTATGTCGGAAGACGGCACGACAGAGCTTTACAAGCGGCCCGTGGCGGACGGAGATAACTGTGCCGACCCCATTGCAAAGGGCTGGGTGGAGACACCCGTGAAGGAGAGTACACCTCAATACAGCTACACCTATTCCGGCTGGGCAAGCGTCGCGGGCGGTGCGGCCAGTTCCTCGATTCTGAATGGCGTGACCGCCGACAAAACCGTGTATGCGGCTTTCAGAAGTAATCTCAGATACTACACCGTCAGCTATTACGATGGGGAAACCCTGTTGAAAACGGAATCTCTGGCCTACGGTGCAACGCCCGCATATACGCCCGTCAAGAACGGCTATGAGTTCAGTGGCTGGGAGCCTGCGGGTGCGATTGCGGGCGACACCACCTGCTATGCACAGTGGATTGCGCTTGGAGAATTTGCTTCGGCCACATGGGCTGATATTGCAGCTGTGGCAGCCACCGGCAAAGCATCTGCCGTTTACGCAGTCGGCGACTATAAAACCGTGGATATTTCCGGTTATGGTACGGTGGAGGTTGAGATCGTCGGCTTCAATCAGGACAATCTTGCCGACGGCTCCGGCAAGGCGCCCATCACACTGGCGCTGAGAAACGTTATCTCTGAAACATGGTCCTATGACTCGGTCGGGCAGAAAAGCAAAACGTGGGCAACCGGTGAGCTGAGAAGTAAGATCGCCGGGCTTATGTCGAGCCTGCCCGCTGATCTGCAGGCGGTGATTAAGCCGGTCAAAAAGACATACAGAAGCAATACCAGCAGCAACGGTGGTACAGCGACCTACTCCACCTGCGATGATTCCCTGTGGGCACTTTCCGGTACAGAGTTGGGTCTTGGCACTATGACGGGATATACAGAGGGTGTGACCTACACCTGGTACAGCGCCAGTTCCACGAGAGTCGCGAGAATTACGAGAACGCTGTATGGCGATGCGACCAAGAAACCGTATTGGATTCGAACCAATACCGCGTGGAACCGGTATTGGAACTATATCACTGCCGATGGCTCGGTTACCTCCAGTACGTATTCCGGAGGATATAACCTGCATTTCGGATTCTGTATCTGAGAAAAAGCTTGAGGGAGCGCAGTGTGATGAAATCGAGAACATGGAGGTAGAACTGTGACAAACTGGAGAGGCTGGATGAAAGCGGCGGCTGTGAGAGCCGTCCGAACTGTGGCCCAGACGGCGGTCGGTATGCTGTCCGGCAGCGCCGTTGGCGTTCTGGAGGCTGACTGGGTGGCGGTGGCGTCCGTATCGGCCATGGCCGGGATCGTATCCCTTTTGACATCTCTGGCAGGCCTGCCGGAGGTGAAGACTCTGTGAGCTATGTCCTGAAAGAATTAACGGCTGCTTCCGAAAATTACGGTGGATCCCGTGCGGCGGATCAGATCCGCTACATCGTGATCCACTATACCGGGAACGACAGGGATACGGCCGCAGGGAATGCCGCCTATTTCCGGCGCAGCATCGTAAAAACCAGCGCCCACTACTTCGTGGACGATGACTCCGTCTGGCAGTCGGTTCCCGATCTGCGGATTGCCTGGGCAGTAGGCGGCAAACCGTATGCCAGCGCTCCGCAGACGGGCGGCGGAATGCTCTATGGCACAGTGACCAATGCCAACAGCATCAGCGTGGAACTGTGCGGTACGCTGGGGGATGGCAGCCGTCGGGCCTCTGAGTCCACGCTGTCCAATGCCGCGGCGCTGGTGGTGGAGCTGATGAAACGGTATGGAATTCCACTGGAGAACATTTGCCGCCACTTTGATGTAACGGGCAAACGATGTCCCGCTTATATGGTGGACGCGGAGGCGTGGAACGCGTTTTGGGAGCGGATTGCCCGCTGCGCCGCAGACAATATCCCGGCGGCGTATGCAAGAGAGGCTGTGGAATGGGTAAAAAGGCGGGGGATCATGGCGGGAGACGAGAATGGAAACCTGAGACTGAACCAGCCCGTCACCCGCCAGCAGCTGGCGGTCATGCTGTGGCGATACCATATGGGCGGAGAAGCGTGAACAAGGGCGGCACCCCTCTGAGGAGTGCCGCCCTTTCTGGCGCGGTGTTAAAAGCCGCCTTTCGAGTCCCACTCCCACTGAAAATGCAAGGGGTCCGATACTCTTTTGAGTATCGGACCCTTTGGCTGGGATGCTCACTTTAGATGCCGCGCTCAAACCCATCCGCGAATCCAGCGAAGCGTACCGTGTGCAATCTCGTTCCGCAAACCAGCGGAGCGTTTGCGGGACGAAAGCGAGGAGTAGCAGAATGAGCGCGAGATGAGCCGTTTATAAAATAAAAAGGCTCGTCGCAAGCGATATGTCGCTTGCGACGAGCTGGTGCCGGTGGTGGGACTCCTTTGCTGCGGCAAAGCCACGGCGGTCGCAACGTGCCACTGGCACGTTGCTAAGAGCCGCCTTTCGAGTCCCACCCCGCTGAAGATGCAAAGGGTGCGATACTCGAAAGAGTATCGCACCCTTTGGTGCCGGTGGTGGGACTCGAACCCACACGGTGTCGCCACCAACGGATTTTGAGTCCGTCACGTCTACCAATTCCATC